CCAGCTGCCCGACGCGGGCCAGTGCCTGCGCCGCCTGGTCGCCGACCTCGCCGGGCTGGTCATCCACGTGGATGGCCAGCGCGGCGGTCAGCTGCTCGAGGGTGGGCAGGGGCATGGCTCAGGCGGTCAGCTCGACGGGCACCAGCGCGGTGGGGAACTGCGAGCCGACGGCCATGCCGCCGTACTTCGAGAACGACCGCGACAGGTTGATCACGTTGTCGTCCTGCAGCTGCATCGGCGCGCCGGGCTGCTCCCACGTGGTGATGGCCACCGGGTCGTAGAACGACGCCGACAGCGCGGCCGCGCCGGGCACCAGCTCGACCTCGACGTCGGCGATGCTCGCCGACAGGCTCGAGGCGCGCAGCACGCCCGCCTGGTTGACCGAACCCGACCGGCTCGTGATCTGGAGCAGCGGCTCGTTGGTGCTGCTCTTGAGCCGGTACAGGGCCTTGAACACGTCCTTCGACACCTTGAGCCCGGCCACGGTGAACCCGCGGTTGTCGGCCAGCTCGGCGGCGTCGACGATCAGGTCCAGCCACTTGAACACGTCGGCGGCGGCGAGGCTGCCACCTGCCACCTTGTTGCCCGCGGCCTTCTGCGCGGTCACCAGCGACCACAGCAGCGTGCGCACGGCCGCCTCGGTGGTCTTGGCGTAGGCGATGTCCATCGCGCGCAGGTGGGTGTCGAGGATCGGGGTCCGGCTGCGCTGGATCTCCTGCAGCGACAGCGTGGTGTAGCCGCCGTAGGTCTTGACGGCCGCGTTGGCGGTGGCCAGCGACAGCTTGCCGAACGTGAGGTCGTCACCCTCGGCCACCTGCTCGGCGACCAGGATGCCGTTGGTGTTGAGCTTGGCGTACTCGAGCGTCATGCCCTCGGCGGGCAGGGGCGCGCGGCTGAAGCTGTTCAGCGTCGGGCGGCGCTCGTCGACCAGCCGGATGGCGTCGGCGATCCACGTTGCCGGCGTCGCCGAGTCGGCGAACGTGCCGCCCACGTAGGCGCGGTAGAACTCGTGCGCGGCCGCGTCGTCGGAGGCGATCGCGCGCAGGAACTCGCCCGCGCTGCGCCACTGCTCGCCGTGCACCACGCCGCGGCGGGTGAGGTCGCCGAGCGCACGGGCGAGGGTCGCGTCGACCTCGCGGCGCAGCTCGTCGGTGGCCGTGTCCAGCTCGGCGCGCGTCAGGGTGTCCGTCATGTTGTCAGGTGTCCTCTCGGGATCGGTGGTCGTGGGGGTGGTCGGGCGGTGGCGCACCTCGTCGACGACGGCGCCGGGGTAGGCGGGGAAGGGCACCAGTGAGAACTCGCGCACCTGCACCCGGGTGTGCACGACGGTGCCGTCGTCGCGCACCAGGTACTCGACCGGGCGGAACCGGATGCTGAACCGGTCGAGCACGCCGTCGCGGGCGAGGGTGTAGGCCTCGTCCCCGAGCGTGGTCCGGCTCACGCTCAGCGACACGCGCAGGCCGTCGGCCTCCCGGCTCGAGGCGACCAGTCGGCCGATGACCTCGTCGTGCCGGTAGAACAGCAGCGCGCGCTCGAGGTCGTCGAACTGGCAGTCGGCGGCGAACATCTCGCCGCCCCACTCGACGTCGACGACCTGGTCGAACGGCACGCCGATGCCGCCGACGGTGCGCAGCTCGTCGCCCGCGCCGGGCTCGACGACGTCGACCGGCGCGGCGCGCAGCTGGTCACTGCCCGTCAGGGTGTCAGGTGTCAGGGTGCCGGTCGTCATGTCAGGCGGCGGCCTTGCGGGCGGCGTCGACCTGGTCGGGGTTGAGCAGGCCCTGCGCGAACCAGCGGTCGACATCGTCGGCCGTCGCGATCGGCACGGCCACCGGGGCGGTCGGCTCGGGCGCGGCAGCGGCCGGGTCGACCGGCTCGGTGGGCGTGTCGGTCGTGTCGGGCGGGGTGGTCTTGGTCATGCGGCGATCCCTTCGGGCGTGGTGGTGGTGGGCGTCAGCTCGGCGAGCTGCGCGTCGGTCAGCGGGGGCAGGCCCTCGATGGAACGGACCTCGGGCACGGTCAGGAACCCGGCGCGCAGGCCGATCTCGTGCGACTCGTAGCGGGTCTTGGTGTCGGTGCGCAGCAGCCCGTCGACGTTGAACCGGGCGGTATTGCCGTGCGGCAGCTCCTCGGAGAGGGCATCCTCGATGCGCACCAGGTACTGCATGAGGGTGAACCGGACAAACGCGATCCACTCCTGCTCGACGTTCTGGTAGGTCTGCGAGGCGCCCGCGATCGAGGCGTGCAGCAGCGACAGCGGGATGCCGAGCAGGTCGGCGAGCTGCGCCTTGTTGAACTGGCGCGTCTCGAGGAATTGGGCATCCTTGGGGCTGATCTGCAGCGGGGTGTACTTGAGGCCCTGCCCCAGCACCCGGATGCCGTGGCCGTTGGCGTACTCCTCGCCGTCGCCGCGCCAAATGGTCTTGTAGCCCTTGGCCTGGTCGGGCGTCAGCGGCTGGTCGGTGGTCAGCACGCCGGTCGGCACGTCGGTCGTCGACAGCCACGTCGAGCTGTAGTCGCGGGCCTCGAGCGTGCCCTGCAGCTCCACCTGCGCGGCTTGGATCGGCCCGAGCCCGAGGGGGTAGCCGGTGCGCGGCAGCAGCTTGAGGTGGCGCAGCTCGCCGTCGGGCAGCTTCTGGCCGCGGTGCCAGTACTCCACCCGGCCGGTGTCGGGATGCTCGGCGACGCCGACCTCGGCCGGGCGCAGCAGCTGCAGGTCGACGACGTCGCCGGTCATCGGGCCGCGCAGGCGGCGCCAATACGCGTTGCCGCAGGTGGCGAGGTCGAGGGTCGCCTGCTCGTAGAACTGGCGGGCGCTCATCAGGGTGGAGGGGCGGCGCACCAGCGCGTGCGGGCGCACGCTGGGCACGTCGCCGCGGTAGTGGTCGACGGTCAGCTGCCCGGCCGCGGTGCCGATGACCTGCAGGCCCCGGAACACGTCTGACAGGGTGACGGCCATGTCAGGTGTCACCACTGCCACCGCCGAGCGGGCCGGGGGCGTCACACCCGACCCGCCCGTCGGCGTGTCCCCCTCAGCGCGTGCCAGCAGTCCGAACGTCTCGGCGGCCCGTCGCAACTTCCCCATGGCCGACAGCGTCGCCCGGCTCGAGGGGGCCGCGCGAACGGTCCCCCGGGGCACCCCCCGGGAACCCCCCGGCGCCCGTTATTGTCCGGCTGGCTAGAACAGCTGCACGCCGACCTCGGCGGGCAGGTGGTCGACACCCCAGACGGCCTGACCGGCCGCCTCGAGCGCCGAGGTCGACCCGACCGACTGGCGGCGGCCGATGACCCACGCGCCGTCGGCGAAGTAGCGGCGGGTGGCCAGCTCGGCGGCCGCGTCGAGGGCGTGGTGGGGCACGTAGCGCCACGTGGCGCCGTTGGGGTTGGTGACCCCCTCGAACATGCCTGAGGCGGCCGCAGCGGCCCCCTGCGAGTCGAACGGCAGCAGGTCGAGCCCGGCCCGCTCGGCGGCGTCGTACAGGCCCACGGACGGCCCGCGGCGGTCGATCACGACCGGGCAGCCGTGCCGGTTGGCCAGCTCGACCAGGCGGGGCAGTGCCCAGCTCGTGCCCGGCCCGTGGCCGCTGTTGACGATCTTCGCCACGACGGTGCGCTCGTCGACGCGCACGGCCACCACGATGGTGGCATCCATGCCGTCGAGCCCGACGGCCGCGCCGAGGCACGGGCGGCCAGCTGGGAACGGATCGCGCCACGCGGCGTCGGTCCACGGCCCCAGCGGCAGCAGCCGCTCGGTGGCCCCGGTGCGCCGGTTGCCGAACGCGCGCGCGAACTCGCCCGGCGCGTCGGCGAACAGCCGCGCCTGGTCCTGCAGCGTCTGGTCGTCGAGCAGGTAGCCGTAACCCGGATGCCGCGCCGCGACGACCTGCAGGTCGGTCGGGTCGTCGTCGGCGCGCAGGCCCCAGTCGAGCAGGCACACCCCCGGGTCGCCGCCGCCGCGCAGCTCGTCGAGCAGCGGGTTGAAGAATCCCGACTCGACGGTGCCCTCGGTCGAGAGAATCCACAGCTGCGGCCGGTGCCCGGTGGCCACGCGCCGGGTCGTGGTCGTCGGGCCGATGGCCTGCCGCAGCGCGTTGCCGGCGGCGAGGCTGTGCGCCCACGCCTCGTCAATCGCGTTGCGGTCTGACTGCTTGCCGTGCAGCGACTTCTCGGTCGGCGGGTGCGGCCGAATCTTCGACCCGTTGCGCAGCGTGATGGCCTCGGAACCGTTGGAGTAGCGCAGGCCCGCCGAGCCCGGTTTGGCGATCGCGCGCAGCCGCGGCGACTCGTCGAACGATTCGGCCAGCTCGCGCCACTTGCCCGAGGCATCCTGCCCTGACTGCGCGGTGTGCCAGCTGAACCGCTTCGGCCCCATCATCGCGTTCTGCAGGCCCGCCGACTGGTCCAGGTCGGTCTTGCCCGCCTGCCGCTGCACGGTCACCACGACGATCGGGTAGACCAGCTGCCCGAACGCGTCGACCTCGAGCGCGACGTCGGCGGCGTAGCGCTGCCACGGCAGCAGCTTGCGACCGCGCAGCGCGGCGGCCGCGGCGACGTGGCCGCCGTAGGTCGCCCGTGTCATGTCACGTGGTGTCACGTGACGCGGCGGGGTCAGGTCGGACGGCCACCAGGCGGGCGCATCCTCGAGCCGGTCGAACGACAGCAGCCGGGGCGGCGCAGTCAGCAGCGCGGTCATGCGCCGGGCTGGCGCGGCGGGGTGGCCATGGCCGCGACGATGGCCGCCAGCTCGTCGGGCAGCTCGCCCTCGCCCTCGACGTCGACGCCGTCGCCCATCAGCTGCTCGACGATGGCCGCCAGCTGCATGGCCTCGTTGCCGATGGCGCGGCCCTTCCGGTTGCCGGCGTCGATATTCTGCGCCAGCGATCGCGCCGTCTCGGCGAGCAGCTGCTGCGCGGGCGTGAACGCGGCTCGGCCGTGCAGCTCCTCGAGCGTGGCGATGGCTCGGGCCTCCGCTCGGCCGATCGGCGAGAATCGGCCGGGCTCGGGCGCGAACAGCTGCGACCCGCTCGGATCGGGCGCGCTCGGCGCCGTCTGGAGCTCGCCGAGGTCGAGGGTTGGCGCGGTCGTCGCGGTCATCTTTTTTTCCTGCCCTACCGGGGGAGAGAACGAAGGAGGAGAGCGTGAAGTGTCACCGCGTCAGCCCCAGAGAACCGGGGGCCGCGACGGTGACCAGGTCGAGCTGCACCGACGTGTCGACCATGACCCGGTCGTCGTCGCGGTGCAGCTCGAGGTAGCGGCGGATGGCGGCGCGATCGGCGAGCAGCTGCGCGCCGACGTGCAGGCCCATGACCTCGAGCAGCTCGGCGACCTGGTCGACCACGCCGTCATGCGCGGCCAGCTCGTCGAGCAGCTCGACCCGCCTGCAGCTCGGGCAGTGCGCCGTGTCAGGTGACGTCATGCCACGCCGCCCATCATCGTGCGCCAGACGGCTGCCCGCCAGCCGCGTGCATCGCACCAGGTGCACAGCCCGCTATAGCCGTAGCGCACGTGTCCCCACCACGCTGCCAGTCGGGTGCGGGGTCGTCGGTGCGCGATGCACAGCGGGTCGTGCCGGTCGTGGTGGTCGCGTGTCATGTCAGGTCACCAGTCGTCGTGGTCGGATGCGGTGGGCACGGGCGCCAGCTCGGGCTGGGGCTCGGGCTCGGGTGGGGTGTCGCCGTGGCGCGCATACCAGCGCGACACGTAGGCGCCGAGCTGGGCGCCGGCGCGGGTCTCGACGACGTCGCGGCCGGGGTCGACCGTGACCAGCTCGTAGCGCAGCAGCCGGTACAGGTCGAGGTCGGCGGGCGACGGGTCGCCGTGCACGATCCACGTGCGGCCGGGCTGCAGGGTGCGCATGGCGCGCTCGAGGGCGGCGCGGCGGGCGCCGATGGCCACGTGCCGCAGGTGCCTCGGGTGGTCCCTGGTCGGCCCGACGACCTCGGGCTGCAGCGCGGCCGCGATCCGGTCGAGGTCGACCACGACGTCGCCGGGGCGGGCGTGCGCGGCCACGTGCGCGGTCTTGCCCGCGCAGGGCGGCCCCAGCACGACGGTGTAGGCGGCGCCGTAGCCGTTCAGCAGCCGGTTGCCGCGGGAGGCGTTGCAGCGGTGGCAGGCGGGCCGCAGGTTGCCCAGCTCGTCAGGGCCGCCGAGGCTGTACGGGATCAGGTGGTCGCGGGTCGTGGCCACCCGGGTGCAGCGGGCGCCCTGCAGGTGGCAGACGGTGCCCCACGCGGCCAGCGTGGCCTTGGTGATCTTGACCGACCCGGCGCCGTGCCGGGCCATCAGCTCGCCGCCGCGGTCGAGGTGTACGTGCGACTGCGCAGCCACTCGCGCACGTCGGGCCACGCGTAGCGCACGTCCCGGCCGATCTTGACGAACGCGGGGCCGGTGCCCTTGTTGCGCATGTCGTACAGCCGGTCAGGGTCGAGCTGCAGGAACGCGGCCAGCTCGTGCGCGGTCATCAGCCGCGACGGCGGGGTCGGGGTGACGATGGGGTGCGATCCCGGGGTGTCGGGGTCGCGCTGCAGTGCAGGGCCTGCAGGGCTCATGCGCGGGTGATCCTCTCGAGGTCGAGCTGCGCGGCGGTCGCCCAGCTGGCGGCGTGGGTGTGGTGGACGGTGGACGGGTCGACCTCGGCGAGGCGGCGCACCATGCGCAGCTGCGCGGCGTCGCGGCGCAGCTCGTCGGCGACCACGTGCGACCAGCTGCCCTGACCTGGTCGGGCGCGCTCGTCGGCGGCGCGCTCGTAGGTCGCGGTCAGCGATCGCAGCCGGGCGGTCAGCGGGGTGACGGCTGGGTCGCTCACGCGGCGCCCCGCTCAGACGCCGCAGGCGGCCCGCTGACGGCCTGACCCCCCGTGGTGGGCCAATCACCCCAGTACCGGGTCGTTCGGCGCCGTGCGCGGCGCCTGCGGGCCGGGCGGGCACGATCGGCCACCGTGGCCGC